TCTCAGTTACCGTGCGACTGATTATTTCATAATTAACACCATTACCCGATACGGGTGAGACGGATTCAACGTGCTCTTTCTTCTTAGCAGCCATTAAAAAAGGGGGTTCAACACCCCCTTAGTATAACATGATTAAAGCATTCCTGCAAGCATAACAGAAAAACAAAATACGGTGAAAATCATTAGAGATATTCCCACCGTTAATACCCATCTAGGAATACTATCCTCACCGTTTGGTTCTTGGTGGTGGTCTGAATGGACAGTCATAACATCCTGCTCCACAACATCCTCTAGTGATTGCTGAAGTGCTTGTCAAGAACTTCGATACGTTCTTCTTCATGTGCAATGATATCCAGTTGTTCTTGAATGGCACCCAATACGTCTGGATGCTCACCAATACCTACTGGATTGTGTAGATAGATCTCTACGTTTAGTTTTGCTTTCTCAATATTACCTTGAGCATTACTACGTAGAGCATTAAGTGTATTCTCTCTTAAATTACAAGACATTAATAGAGTTCCTCCTCTTTTTCAGCGGCGATAACAACATCGCTCGTAGGGTATGACACGCAAGTAAGAAGAAAACCTGCTTCAATTTGATCATCATCTAAGAAAGATTGATCTTCTTGATTAACAGTACCACTTTCTATCTTTCCAGCACAAGTAGAACAGGCACCAGCACGACATGAATAAGGACCGTCCACACCTGCTTCATCTGCAGCATCTAGAATATACTGATCAGGTTCACAGGGGAAAGTAAACTCACCCTCAGAGGTTTTGAAAGTTACGATGAAGGACATACTTTGTTTAATTAGGATGTATCTTATGTATTATATCACAAAGCGTTACCTCTAGGAAGGACTTCTTCTGGGAACACAAAGTTCTCATGTGGTTGGTCGGCAGGTGCCATCCAAGCACGGAGACCTTCATTTAGAAGAATGTTCTTTGTGTAGAAGGTTTCAAACTCTGGATCTTCTGCTGCTCTGATCTCTTGGGATACAAAGTCATAAGCACGAAGGTTGAGAGCAAGACCAATAATACCGATGGAACTTGTCCAAAGACCCATAACAGGAACAAACAACATAAAGAAGTGTAACCACCTCTTATTACTGAACGCAATACCAAAGATCTGAGACCAGAAACGGTTCGCAGTAACCATCGAGTAAGTTTCCTCCTCTTGCGTAGGTTCAAAAGCTTTGAAAGTATTTGCTTGTTCGCCATCTTCAAACAGCGTGTTTTCTACAGTAGCACCATGGATTGCACACAACAATGCACCACCCAAGATACCTGCGACTCCCATCATGTGGAACGGATTAAGCGTCCAATTGTGGAAACCTTGTAGGAAAAGTAGGAAGCGGAAAATAGCCGCAACCCCAAACGATGGCGCGAAGAACCAGGACGACTGTCCCAGAGGATATATGAGAAAGACGCTGACAAAAACAGCAATAGGACCAGAGAAAGCAATAGCATTGTAAGGACGGATTCCGACGAGACGTGCAATTTCAAACTGACGGAGCATGAAACCAATTAGAGCGAACGCACCGTGGAGAGCAACAAAGGCCCAAAGCCCTCCAAGTTGGCACCAACGGACGAAATCTCCCTGAGCTTCAGGACCCCAAAGTAGAAGAAGAGAATGACCCATAGCATCAGCAGGCGTCGAGACAGCTGCTGTAAGAAAGTTAGCACCCTCAAGATAGGAACTAGCAAGGCCGTGGGTGTACCAAGACGTAACAAAAGTTGTCCCAGTAAGCCAACCACCAATGGCAAGATAAGCAGTGGGAAAAAGTAATAGTCCAGACCAGCCCACAAAGACAAAGCGATCCCGTTTAAGCCAGTCATCAAGGACATCGAACCATCCCCTTTTTGTTGGTTGTAATGTAGATGCAACCATTTGCGTTTAACCTTTTACTAAACTTCATAGAAATTGAGAAAACAAAAGGGGCCCGAAGACCCCCCTTGAAAAGTATTCAGTTTTTATATCAACCGACAGAAGGTGCATTGAGTGCAACAGGAGTTGACTCAGCAGCGGCAAGGTCGAGGGGGAAGTTGTGAGCGTTACGCTCATGCATTACTTCCATACCCAGGTTAGCACGGTTAAGTACGTCTGCCCAGGTGTTCAGGACACGACCATCGTTAGCAAGGATGGACTGGTTGAAGTTGAAACCGTTCAGGTTGAATGCCATGGTGCTGACACCAAGTGCAGTGAACCAGATTCCAACGACAGGCCATGCTGCCAGGAAGAAGTGCAGTGAACGGGAGTTATTGAAGGATGCGTATTGGAAGATCAGACGACCGAAGTATCCATGAGCAGCAACGATGTTGTAGGTCTCTTCTTCTTGTCCGAACTTGTAACCATAGTTCTGTGACTCGGTTTCAGTCGTCTCACGGACGAGTGAAGAAGTTACGAGTGAACCGTGCATTGCAGAGAAGAGTGAACCACCGAAGACACCTGCGACTCCCAGCATGTGGAAGGGGTGCATCAGGATGTTGTGCTCAGCCTGGAAGACAAGCATGAAGTTGAATGTGCCAGAGATACCGAGAGGCATTCCATCTGAGAAACTTCCTTGACCAAAAGGATAAACAAGGAACACTGCTGAGGCAGCAGCAACAGGAGCGGAATATGCCACACAGATCCAAGGACGCATACCCAGTCTGTAGGAAAGTTCCCACTCACGACCCATGTAGCAGAAGATGCCAATGAGGAAGTGGAATACTACAAGTTGGTAAGGACCACCGTTATACAGCCACTCGTCGAGTGATGCTGCTTCCCAAATGGGATAGAAGTGGAGACCAATTGCGTTGGAAGAAGGTACAACTGCACCAGAGATGATGTTGTTACCATAGATCAGTGAACCAGCGACGGGTTCACGGATACCGTCGATGTCCACAGGGGGAGCAGCGACGAAGGCGACGATGAAGCAGATAGTTGCTGCCAACAGAGTTGGAATCATCAACACGCCGAACCAACCGACATAGAGGCGGTTATTGGTAGAAGTTACCCACTCGCAGAAGTTTTCCCAAGTAGATTGTGATTGTTGCCTTGAAAGAGTTGTCATTTTTGAAAAAGGGTTATGTATAAGTGCGGGGAACACAAGTTAGAATATTCCAACTCTACCCTCCAGAGTTGGTATGAAGGACTGTTGTTTATACACGCTGTTTAGTCCTGGTAAGGCGTGTTACACCAAGTTGGAAATTGTTACATTTCGTAACTCGTTGATCTATTTAGTATATACCAGATCTTGAGTTTTGTCAACTGACCTGAGTACCCATACAGTATAACGCATAACAAAAACCAGGTCAACCCCCTAAACCATCTAAATAAAAATAAATCCTCCATGGTGGTTATGAAAAAATTATTACCACTCGTTATGCTTCTGATGACCGCAAGTGCTGCACAAGCAGGCGGAATTGTATCAAAACATGCTACCAGCGTTCAATTAACTGTTGATGCTGCTCGCACTACTGCAACCAGAGTAGGTAACTCCTACGCAATTTCTGGTACTAATGTGGGCACCTCAGACGGAACCACTGCTGGAATGCTTTCTACTGGAACTATTAGCAGCGGAATCTACGCTCCTGGTACTATTTCAGCAAACCAATTAAATGCTACTGATGGAGAAGCATTCTCATTCAGCACCTCATTTACTCAAGGTGACGCTCTAAGTACATCTGCACCTACAGTGGGTGAAGTTAGTAACTTCTCCAGTCAAACTTCTTATACTGCTGGTACTGCTGGCGATCTGGCAGGTACTATCGGACAAGATGGTGCTATCGCTGTGACAGCAGGTGGAGCAGGTACAAGTGCTACGGGACAATTTGTCTCTGAGATTACTGTAATCGACTGAGGTTAAATAGTAATGTCTAGATTACAAGAAGCAATCGGGTTAGGGTTGATTCTTGGCATTATCCATGGATTAGTGCAACCCGCATACAGCGTTCCAGTGGTGCCCAACTTTACTCAGGGCTCCATGACTAGCCACACGGAGACAACTTCTACCGTGACCGAAACCATCAATTCGATGGATTACAACACAGGATATCAATATTCTGTAACTGGTAGTGGAGTAGAATCAACCAGTGGAACTTTATCACCAACAACAGGTGATGTTAATGTAACAATTGAAGGGGTGAATTCAAAATGGACAGGAGTCACAGCGACACCAGCATTCAGGCAATCAACACCAGGAGCAGCGTTTCAGTTTACGCAGACCGTTTCTGGTCCAGGTTTAAGCAACCACACGATTATCCAAAGGGAGACAACCGTTACAAGCGTAACGGACACTACAAGTATTTTCCAACAATAAAAGCATTATGTCTATCTGTCCTAAGTGTAATTGTAACTGCCCCTGTAAATGCAGAGACTGTAGGGGGTGTAAGTGCAACAGCATCTCCAATCGCAAATAGTTCAGGTTCAGTTACTAACCAAGCAATCCAGGTTTTACAAGGCCCATATATCACTAACACTTATGGGGGAGGAATCCAGTGTCAAGGTCCTACTGTAAATTTTACACCATTCGTTACAGGATCTCTTTCCCAACAACATCCATATGAAGACATCTATATGGATCCCGTATTTGATATGCGCGACCTGACAGGTGACTTTGATGCGAATGGGAATCCCAAGGGAGACGGAGCACCAGATAATCCAGGCGATATTTTATATCACGTACCGACTAGAACAGGACAGAAAAATAATACTAACTTGTCTGTGGGTTTCTCTATGACTTGGAGCACACCTTTAGATAAAAAACTGCAAGATCAATGTAAAGAAGCAGCACAAACACAGATCGCATTACAACAACAGTTGACTGCCAATAAGAGGCTCGATTTTGAGATCGCCCGTCTCAAGAATTGTGGCCAATTGATAAAAGAAGGAATTCGCTTTCATCCTAGAAGTAAGTATGCTGCAATATGTGCTGATGTCATAGTGGAAAATAAGAATGTTATTGCACCACACGTTCATTCTATTTCCCGTCCTTCATCCTCCGGAGAATCCGAATCGCCCGTGAGCGTTCGCGCTGAAGATCTCGGCGTTCCTTTAAGGACTCAATCTTTACCTTCTTCCTCCTGATCTTTGAGATCTTTGTAATTACTTTTTTAATTACAGGTTTGAATACTTTGAGTAATAAGTCTGCCAATGGTTTTGCCAAGAGAGCAGAACTTGTGGCAACTACAGCAATACCAGCAGTGGTCGCAGCGATCTGTGGTGCTGGTAAGTATTGTGCCTGCCAAGGAATATCTTCGTAGAGAGTCACACAGACACCATTCTGTACTTCAAAACCAGATACTCTTTCCTTCTGGTTCTGCGCTACATCACCAATGCGTGGGGCATTTGGTGGAGGACACTCCACTTCTTTCTTCTCTACTTTAGGAGGAGTGGTATCTTTTGGAATCTCTGGTGCAGGAACCTCTGGTGGATTAACCTTTGGTATAGGAGCAGATCGCTCAATAACCATATTCTCAGGTTCATACCGTAACGGATTAAATGATGGCATATTACCATCACAAAATACCTTAGCACCATCAGAGTCATCATCAACCAAATTATCATTGGTTCCTTGTTGATTATCAAGGTGTGCCTCAACACATCCAGGAATATCAATGACAGGAACTCCCACCTGCACCGTTACTGGCGGAACAGATGGAAGGCGTGGTTGATTCGTCATCCAGTTTGGAATGTTTATATTACTAATTTCCACATTTCTAATATCAATATCACGAATGTCTGCCATTATGGAAGTCTCATACCAGGAACTGCTCCACCCCTACCTTCTCCCATAGGGATAGCACCACCAGTTACATTAGGAAGTTCAGGCATTGCTGCATCTAACATTCCAGGAAGTGCTCCTGCAATTGCTTCTGTTGCTGCAGAAGTGATTTTCTCTTTGGCGCTTTCGATCATTGCGTCCTTGTTAAGATAAACATAAGCACCGCCACCGACAACGGCAGCAGATACAACAAAAGACGACAGCGCGAGTACATTAATTAGTTTTTGCATTGTTAAGTGCCTCAACAGTATATTGATACCCACTATCTATAACATCATCATGTAAATTTGCAATATCCTGCAGACCATTTACATCGAACCATGGTGCTGTTTCCCAGTCGAATCCGTCTCCAAAGGTATTGTCCGCATCGACAATGTACCAATGACAAGATGAATCAGGAACATCAACAGCACAATTACTCCAATCATCTGACCATTGAGGGACTTGAACCCATAGAGTTGCAGCAAAGAAAATAGAAAGAAAAAGATTCATTGTTGAATACAGATGACTCGTTGTGATCCAACCATTCTACACATAAATGCGTTAGTTGACAAGGCACTACTAAGGGTTGCTAGTGTGATGATTGAAAGCATTGCCGTCTGTGCCACAATTAGATACGGAACATATTTCTTGAGGTTGATTTTCATACTTAATTTCTTGGGCATTTAACACATCTGCGATTCCTATGATAGTTATAAGTGCAGTGATGACTGCACTCGCACCCCAAACCTTCTTCTCAAGATTCCGAACTCTATCCTTCAGTTCCCTCGCTTCCTTCTCCGCGTCCTCTATCCTGTGAGTCAGGACTGCTAGCATCTGATCCTGATCCGCGTCTTTCTGATTGATTTGTGTCATCCTCCAGTTCCTCGAATGCCATACTCATAATTGTATATATGTAATAGGCAACGCCAGCAAGGAGTAGTATCAAGCACCAGATAACACTCCATGTAACACCATTTGGATCACTTAGTGGTCTAAGAAATAGATTCATATACTCGTTCCAAATCGCTTACATCTGGTGGGAATGGTTCCCGATCCTTCTCTCTAACAGTTAAATAATCTGAATCTAAGATTCTCATTGCTTCAGCAAGTTCTTGGAAGTGCTGAATCTCATCATTCATGATTTCCCAGATCTTTTTATCATTCCAATCTTGATATCTCAAATAATGTGCATAAGTTTCTGCAGCGTGCATCTCTATTTCGTATGACAAATGGTATGCAGCGCGAGGAGCCACCCAGTAATAAACCACATTGATCCAATAATAGATGAGTACGAGGTGTCTGGCAAAAAAACGATCAATCCAATAACGATTACCACCCCTACTTTCCATATATTCCAGATGTTCTGTCTCATTGACGCTCTGTTCGAAGTGCTCTTTCATCAAATAGATGTGCCATTGACCCCGCAACCCTAAAGATTCTCTCAGATGCAATACACTCAAAAACGCAAAGTAAGGTGCTCTAGCAATTTCTTCTAGAACCCAGAATCTCTGAAAAAATCTTCCTCGATACAAGTAATCAATGATCGAAATCGTGATCCCTAAAACGAATGTGTTTAACCTTTTCATATGCATACAGGCATATGTAATTATCTATATTCCTTTATTACTATCAGTAGAAGGAATAAGTTGATATGCTAACTTAACAATCATTGAATGAAGAACCAATTTCAGATCCAATTTCTGAACCTGCCTTTTGACCTAAGAGCATTGCCCAACCACCTGCTAACCAACCAATATATGGAATGTTAGAAACTACAGGGACAACTAAACCAGCAGCAAGACTAGTTCCTGCCATTGCACCTTGTGACCGTGCTCCAGCGTCCGCCCGTATACACTCTTTGCTTTTTGCAAGATTCTTTCCCTCGCCGTTAGTAACGGCACCTCCCATATTTCTAGCACCATCCATTGTATATTGATCGGAACGATATTCTCTTCTACGAGTTTCAGTGTTTCCACCGAAGAATCCCTTTTTATGTTGATCCAACTCTAAAGATCTATTAGAGTTCAATACAGTAGGATCATTTGCTTTATATCTAATCCTATATCCATCTCGATTACCTTCAACTTCATAAGAAGAATAATCTCCTCTTGGAAATTGAATGACTGGAAAATCTGGAGACTTATCATCAATCAAATAACCCAATACACCGATATGGGCAACACCAAAAAAAGTCCCCACTGCAAGTGCAAACCACTTAAAGGGGGACTTAGGAGTTGACTGTACAGGAATCTCAGGTGTTTGAGTTTCCTTTTCAGAAAAGAGTTTCATTTTTCATCAGATCTTAGGTTCAGTAGGTTCTTCTTTTCTTTTGATCTCAGGTGCTTTCTTAGGAGAACTACCATTTTTAGCGGGACTCAAACCAAATGCAGCTAACGATCCAGAAAAGACCGAAGCGATGAAAGTAGGATCAAAATCTAAGATTTTGTTTCCATTTGGAAGTCGAACATATGAGAATGTAAGAAGAGAGGCAGACCAAATCAATACAACAACTTTGACTAGATTACCAAGAACTTCACCTTTATCTTCATCGTGGTCTTCCTTCTCTACCTTAGGTTTTGTATCCGCCATTAGTAGAGAGCAAGGCAACTTTATTTAGCAATAAATCCTTTCTCCACCAACCACTCACGAGTCATAGGTGTTGGATCGTAATCAATCCACATAGTTCCACGAGCACAAGACTCAAGTGCTTTGGCAGTCATACCTTCAGTCTTACCTGCCCAGGTTGCTTCTGCTTCCCAAGGTATAGCAGATTCAGGATATGTTCTTTCTACCATTTCACGCCAGAAAGAAGGAACAGATTCTTCAGGCATGATGATAGCAATCATACTATTATTAATAGTGCCTGCCATACAATCCTGTGCAGCGTGCCATCCTTCATGGCGCATCACTGACATCAATACACCAGGACGATGCATATGTGATTTATTAAGGAAGAAATTATTACTTACCGTATGATATACTCCACGATGTCCTACAGGAAAATATTTTTCATCTGCTAGAAACACATTAACTCCGACCCGGTTGAGATGAGTGAGCATGTTGTTGAATTCAGTAGCAACCGGATAAAAATCGTAAGTATTGGAATACTGACTAGAAATATCCAAAAGACTAAAGACTTGTTTGACTCCATCTGTACATTCCCGAAGTAACATACACCCCATAGAGTGATTGGTACGATACTCATTTTCTTGGAGTGGATCTGAATGAACAGGTAGGGCAACCGCTACCGCAGCAACCAAGGATGCAATAATTTTTTTCATGTGTAATACGCCTCATAATACTTGACAATACCACTAGTAGTTATATTACCTTGTGACACCCAATCATGAACACACTCGTAAATGCTTTGATTAGAATATCTAGGAGATCCATCAGAGCAAATCTGAGAACCAAACTTCTTGAGTAGAATATTCAGTCCTTGTGTACGAACATCCATTCTTTCTTCACTGTAACGCCAGTCTTGATTCATTTGTAAAGTCCCCAACCATTACCAGAATTCCAACCACCAGGTCCTTCCTGAAAGTTTTCAGAACCACCTTGAGTTTCCTTAACGGTGTTCCAACTAGCAGTTGCAATTTGATAGATCCTTTCATGAATGTCTGGAGGTTCTGAAGTCTCAGACTCTTCCAGGATCTGATTATCTGCAACTGCATGATCATATGCTTCTTTTACAGTAATCTGTTTTTCAGAATACACAGGAGGAGAAAACCAAGGATCATACTCTAAGTATGCAGGAGCAGGAATTCCAATGTAAGGTTCCTGCTCATATTCCTCTTCAATCCAATCATGATAATTGGTTGTGTCCTCACCAATAAATGGAACACTATCAACTTCAGAGCATGATACTACTTGATCATCAATAGCACATTCAACTTTAGATTCTTCTCCTTTAGGAATGACTTTATTGATAAGTGCCTTGAATTTGCTGATCATGACTGCCAATGATAGTGATAGAAGTTTCCTTTGGGATCACACATCGGATCTTCCGATGGTACACGATAGTTAAGCATACTTTGACCTTTGAAGTCAGTCCTATCTCCAATGATAGAATATGCTGTTAACAGTTTAGCACGACCTTCTTCAGATCGCAACCTGTTCACTAGACTTTGATTTGCTACTGGACGATGATTAAAAAGTCCCTCGTACTGTCCAGGAGAATAAACTACATCCGCAACAGTGTTTGGAAATTTTGAAGATCTAACTCTATTCAGAATTGATACAGCAACACAATACTCGTCAAAATTTCCAGATGGAGTTTCTACTTGTACGGTACGAGCAAGATGCTGATAGTCAATAGGAGTAAGAGAAAGAATTAATTCGAGAATCATACAAAAAAGGGGGGCGTTGCCCCCCATACGAACTACATCAGAAGTTATACTTAACACCCAATTTACCGCCATAACCACGGTCAACGTCAGCATAACCAGAACCGATGAAGGAGACTTCACCATATGCACCCAGTGCATCGGTCAGAGCGACACCAAGACCTGCCTTGCCAGAAGGAACGGTATCAGACTCACCACTGTCAGGAGAAACGACAGAAGCACCTGCCTGGACATAGTAGGAAGCACCTTCACCGATAGTGCCCTCGTATCCTACGTGAGCGTCTGTCGTCGTACCAGTGTAGTCCGAACCAGTCCAACCAGAGTTCGCTTCCACGTTGACGTAGGGACCTGCAAGGGCAGCGCCTGCGGACATAGACAGAGCAGCGGTCGCTGCGAATACAGATTTGATCATTTGTTTAAACCTCGTTTTTACTTGCGGAGTGTTTACCCGCAGATGGTAGCAGACTCGACTTGTCTGCGTTGGATGTATTATACCACAGATCCGTCGTGAGTAGTTGAGACGATAGGACTGTAACAATTCGTAATGCGCTTTACGAGTAGGTATTTATACAACCGAACTCTTAGTATAACCCGAACCTACCGAACCTGTCAACCCCTTTTCTGATGTTTTTTCAATTTACTCCAAGTGGATTCAACCACTTCTTCCTCTTCTTTTCTCTTCTTCTAATTTTTTTACAGCAAGATTTTTTTGCTCATCAAGTTTCTTCTGATAAGTTTTCTTAAACTCTTTTCTGCCAACGTGATGTAATATCTTACTCATTAATAAAGGATAATTCTTTGCCTCATTATATTTATTGTTTTAAATTAGAACCTATACTCATCCAGTATGTCTAAAACATAACTAAAATGCTTCTGAACCAACTGCTGCTCTCCAGGATAAAGGTGTCTTCTCTGACCACCAATATCTTCAACAACATCATAATATGCACTGTTCTTGAGTTTCATAATACGACAGCGCAACTCTTCAATGCTTACTTGATTCCTAGGCATATAAAAAAGACCCTCTACTGTATGTAGAGAGTCTAATCAATATTATTCAGTTTGTTCGTCTTGTGTCAGGAAAGCAGCACCTACAAAGGCACCAATAAGGATTCCTGAAAGTGCTAATAGTGCCATCACCATACACCTGGGATGATTTGTCCTGTAGTTGCGTAGGATCCGATTGCTGCAATAACACCGATCATTGCTGCCCATCCATTAATGCGTTCTGCTCTTTCAGTCATTGTTCTAAAGTGAGGTAAAATTTGCTGTTGTCGCTACTAGTGTTCTCATAGATTGAGGAATCACCGTAGGTTTTGTGATCTTTGTATCCAACCATACGACCCTTCGTATTTTGAAGAGCTGACATGAATACAACAAAGAAAAATACTCCTGGGGCACCAATAAAAAGGGCACCACCAATTACATAATAAGTGAGAATTTCAAGAAGGGAGTTTTCCATCAGATACCGAATGCTCCAAAGAAGAAGAGACTACCAGTGGTTGCATAAGAAACCACCGCTGCTACGAATCCTAGCATAGCAACACGCCCATTGAGTTTCTCAGCACGCTCTGCATAGGTCTCATATCCGTAACGCTCAGCGTCAGTCTTGGAAACATACATTTGAGGTTCTTTGGCAAACAGATTCTGTTGTCCAAACTCATTTGTTGTTACGGTCATGGTCTTGTGTAAAGAACTGTTACAATATTATATAGTAATGTAACGATTTAGTCAAGTCTATTCTTGATTTCTAGTAGTTCTCGTAACAGAATAATGTGTTGATCTTGTAACTCTTGCATATCGTTCTGCAATTGAGAGATCAAATCATACAAATTAGTCATTTCTGCTACATTTTCTTTTTGTTTCTTCTTCATCATTCTAACTCCCAACAGGTAGAGCGTGCTAACTCTGGATTTTTTTGTAGTGCTCTATGAACATGACTATGAACATCTTGTTCTAAAGTATGATGTGTTCTGGTGTGGACAAATTCAATTACCCCAAGAGATCCACAGATCATCAGGTTTATAATTGTGACAGGGTGAAAAAGGTATCTCATATAAAAAAGGAGGGATCACTCACCTGGGTTGGTGATTCGTCCCAAGTATGGATCATAGTTCATCAACTCTTCAATTTTAAGATTTGGACCGTTCTGTGTCCAGAAGTTTAACAGACCATCATGACTCTGCTTATGGATGAGATCAACATGCTCTGGATGAATAGAAGACCCCAGAGCAATCCGATACAAGAACAAAGGAATTGCAAAGGTATTACCTGAATTGTAGATCAAGTCATCTGCAACTGCACGAGGCTTGACACCTTGATCCAGTTTGTATTTGTCACCTCGCACATGATGCTTCAGAAGTTTCTCAGCATGGTGTCTAGTGATCATGTAACAAGCAGTTGAGAAGTCATTAACAAATCTCTTATGCAATGCTACATGAAGATTTCCTGTACAGATAATTGCAAGTTGAATCACATCATAATCATAAGGAACTTGCCCATAGAAGTCCTTCCAAGTAAAGTTCCAATTTTTGACAATCTGAAGATCAACATCATCTTCCATGATAACTGCACATGGAGAGTCTGATGTTTCCATCCAATGCTTGATTGCTTTCAAGTGAGATGTGGTACATCCAATCTCACCTGAATTCATATTGTCAGGATACCTACCTTTGACAATATCACTCAGATCATCATCTCGTCCATCATAAGCAGAGATGCGAGTATAGTTTTCAATGTCCCAATACTTAAACTGAGACTCCATATAGATCTTACGATCCTCTTGCCCATCCAGATTGAGATAGTAGATGGGAGGCATACCTTGAAGTTTGAATGCCGACTTATTTTTTTCCATACTGCTTGAGATAATCTTGATCTTTGTAATACTCAAAGAGTGCTTTGGTGTCCATCTTCTGGATCTTTTCCCACTCGCTGTTGTTACCATTCATGTGGGGATTATTGAACCAGGAGTTCTGCCCTCTTGAATGCTCCAGATGATAAACGAAGTCATTGATTCTAGAAACATTATACCCCATTGTGGTGAACCTGTAAAACCGTTCCTTGTCTTCAGGTGCATATGCAACAAAGTTTTCGTTCTCCATTCCACCCTCCACATACACAGAGCGTCTGAAGAACTGTGCCCATCCAAAGTCAGAGGTATGAACTCTAGAACTCTTATCTAGAATATCAAAATTAAAATCATTGGACAAAAACATAGAAACAAGTTCATCATCTGCTTCTACTTGTCTCTGGAACATGCCCTGTCCATAAGGATAGACAACATCTGCTTTCAGTTCGCGGATAGCATCCACAGCAGCACAGTAACTACGGATAGGAAGTAAAACATCGCAATCATAATTAACAACAATATCAGTACTACATTCGTCAATCATCTCATTCAATACTTTCTGTCTATGGAAAGTGGGAGAATCGGATTTGACAAATGAGTGCTTGAGTCCAGAGATATCATCACAGAACTCATAAATTTGAGGCAGGGCACTCTCTGCGAAAACAGAGGTTGCATCCACCTCGCGAATCAAAACATTCGTATCAAAGTTATCAAGTAAGAAACAAGTTGAGGTAATAATGTTTCGGAGGCGGTCTTCCGACTCAATACGAATCGGAATGATGAAGGTGGTGTCTTTGAGGTCAGGTCTCATCTGGGTATTTCCTATTCTTGCAGAATTCTGGATACTTGGACTGTAGATATTTTAACTCACTAATATTGATTTGCCAACCCCCTTCAGGGTGTTGAAAGATGCCGTCATACTGTGAGGTTGCATGGCTGCTGATCCGTTCATTGTGATCTCGATTAGCAACCAATACATCTTTGATAATGTGTGGCATACCATGTTCCCATCGCATCCTGTGATAGAAATCTGTGTCAAGAAACAGCTTGAGATTCTCATCAAATTCAAGTTTGCATTCATTCAAAAATGAGACTACAGATGGACTGCTAAGAAGGTTTCTACCCTCCAACATATAGTCAGTCCACATGGGAACTTTGTGCTCATAAGTGTTCTCTCCATCACGAGTGCCACAGAACCCACTAAATGCCCACTTGCACCCAGTGTCATTATACGCCTTCTGAATGATCTCTAAGGCGTTGTTATCGACGATAACATCATCAGAGAACATAATCTTGATAATTCTTCCTGTACACTCATTCAGGGCGATATTGATATTTTCACAAGGAACAGTTCCTTCATACTTCACATAAGTGAAATCAAACTCATCAGAGTATTCTTTACAGACATCCAGAATATTATCATTCTTACTCTGATCAGATACAACGATATCAAAATCACGAAAGGTTTGATTCTGCAAAGTGGTCAGCAATTGTCTCATCCACTTCGGACCATTCTTCCCACGATCATGAGTGGGAATGGCAATACTAAACTCTGGCATCAGATTCTCTCCCAATACTCAGGTACAAGATCACTGTCATCAATATTTGCTTGAGGACCAAACCAAATCTTTGGTGCAATCACCTTAGCACTGTCTGCCAACCATGCACCCCACCAAGAGAATGACGAGTTTGCAACAACATGAAAACTACACATTGTCATGAGACACATGTCAACCAAGTTATCGTATGTCTCAGAAACATTAAATCGATCAGACTCAAACAGATCTTGTTTCATGCACCACTCAGGATCATCAGAAAAGATGATGACTGGTACATCCTCAGGAAGTTTCTCCAATGCTGCCTCATAGTATTCCAGAGGACAGAGAGGATGATAACTTTGTTTCTGAACATAGTCACTGCGACGAACATGCAAAGAGATAGCATCTTCAAATGGAAATGACTCCTCACATGCCTTACGAATACTTTCTTTGAAAGTAAAGTCTTTACGAATCTCACCTTCAATATGCTTGAAGTATTTTTCTGTCTGAAAGAATCCATACAGACTAATATGATCAGGACATGTATCAAATAGTTCCTGATCAAAAGTAAATGACTTTTCCTGTCTATAGTCAATATACCCAGCACCCTCTTGAACATCTAGATCAAATGCCATGAAGAGTTTATGCTGGTTCTCTTCATCAGTAAACTCTTCTTCAGTTTTAGGACCAGAAGGAATACAAATGTCATACCCATGCTTTGCTGCGATGCCTCTCAAGGCAGCATACTGAAACATCTGATTAGCAAAGCGTCCATTCCTGCCAATGTAATTAGAACCAATCATGATAGTTCAACTCCTGGTGGTAACCTATAATGAAATCCAAATGGTATAATGCCTTCACACTCTGGAATTCTATTCTCTTGTGAAAATCTTACTGCAACATCTGCTGGTGCAAACTCACAACCTTGTTCGACAAAGATATGCCTATTATGTACACAAATATTTCCATCCTCATGATAGTTGACAACTCCAGGTGGCATCCAGTAGAAGTCACTATTGTTTGTTTCCCATGGAACTTCAACCTTTGTGGGAACCTTTAATAGTTTCTTACTACGAAGAGAGAATCCACCATTCCCAACTTGATGTTGATTACCAAAGGGATCAATGTATGAGTCCTTCACCAAAGGCCATGGAGCACCGATGTAATCATACTTCAACCATTCATCATCCCATTTGTCTGGGAACAAAACAAAACCGTCTGGTTGAACCAGAAGGCAATGAGAAGTCTCTACATGATTATGAAGACAATAAATGACATAATAATTATAGTCATTATAATTCTTGATCTCTCGGACAGGTTCTTCTAATGTGATACCTTCCTCTTTCAGATCAGTATTCCTTTTAATCTGCTCTTTAGTTGTAATCAACTTCACAGCACCAAAGTTGATACCACTCATGCTGGTGTAGATACCGTTCAAAGTACCTTCCAGATTATCAGTGGTATCAACTGAGATTAGAGTAACATCAGAGAGTTCAATCATTTAATCAGGTAAGCAAATTTCTCTTTATTCTCTACGATATATTGTGGATAAGACTCATCAACATCCACAACATTATAGTTTGCATAGTATCGACCAAGTGGATCCTTATTATCCTTAACAACAGATACTTGACTCCTCACTTGATCAGTATTTGATTCTAAGTGTGCTGCACACTCTAGTTTCTTAATAATACGATCTTCAACTGAGAGTCCTTCACTTCCGACATAACTCCAGTGCCAACCACCTGGGAAGATCCTAGAGTTAGTTTCTCTTTCTTGCTTACTACGCAGTTCGGACATTGTATACCTTTCCAGAATTGACTTACTGAAAAGTTTCGTACCCATCCATCGAGCATGATCTTCAAATCCCCAGTCAGGAGTCATCGCTCTGATCTGACCAGTGGTCTCGACTAGATTCAGATATCCAATGCAATTCTCTTGTGCAAAGTGAAAGATGACATCCTTCTCAAAATAACTATCGATTTCTTCAATTGCTTCTGGATTAGGAACTTCATCTACATCACTCCAGATAATTGCATCATCATCTGATGCTTTCTCCATAACAATTTCTTTGATGCTATTCTTTTGAAAGATATCTCTTTCATAGGGGTGGAGATTGGGATCAGTATTGTCTTCCACAATGTTGTGGATAATCTTATCCTCAAACTTAGCAAACCTTTCTTTGTTCTCTTGATAATACAATGGTTTATCAAGACCAGAAAAAGTTTTAGTTGCTTCACTCAGAATGAATCTAATGCATTCAGTCGAATTTCCAGAATATCAAGTTCATTGAAAAATGGAAATACATCAATTACTTTCACGATCTCTCTCCTCAATACAAGCGTCACTCTGGTAAAGATCACCAAACCTATCTAACCACAACCATCTCTCGTCATTCACGATTGAATCATATGGTCTCCACCAACCAGTTGACCTAGACCAATCAAACCAATACATTGGAGCAATCACATTCTCCAATTCGTTGTTTGTCCAAATTGGCCAGAATGAGAAGGTAGATGATGATATTATAGCATACTTGGCAGTATTGAGGATACTGTAATCAATTGAAACAGGACCGCCAGTGTACTCATACCAAGAGATGAATTTTTGATCTGGATCCTTTTCATCCGAAGCAGCAGACCCAACAATGGGAACACCAGGAATCATTCTCCTTGCTGTGTTCGGATCATCAGTCACAATCACAAACTCAATGTCTGGATTATTATCACGCATATGAGTCATTGCAGAACGATAATACTCAGGGGGAAGCATTGAGTGTCCTGTAGTATAATCTCCACCTCTCAATTGAATGACACAAACATTCTCGGAAGAATAATCTCTTACCTTATACTTGTCGTCATAAGACAACCAATCACAGATCTTATCTCGGTAATCTTCAATATATGACATCCTTTGAAAGTTGCCATTGATATAAGTATTATCCTTCAGTTCCCAGAGATTCTTATCTGCTCGACCAATCTCTCCCATAACTTCAGGGAAAGGTTCAAACAATTCCTTATAATAATGTTGAAACTCATCTGATTGTTGGAAGTGTGAGTCCTCTTCAACATTTAAATTTACTTCCTTTCCCCAATCAAAGTCAAGGAATTTACCTCTCCATCCTGGATAACTGATTCCATAGTCATACCCAAGACGATCTGCAAAAACTCTACAGACAACTGCTCTCCAGATCTGGTTACCAAGTCCAGCGTGTTCGTGAATACTTGCTGCTAACATAATTAAACTCCAAGTTCTTCTGCAATTTCTTTTTTGATCATCCAAACATTTCCACCTTCACCGTATGGACCACCAACTAGTTTACGATGAAGTTGATCGTGAAAATCTTTATCAATCAGAGTAAACAAATCAAGATCAGACTCTCTACAAATACTATGATTAGGATCTTTGAGATAGTAGAACTTGTGAGTATCACTATACTGTTCAATAACACTCCAGACATTGTAATTGTCTAAGTCTGCCCATCCCCTACCAAACTCAAACTGAACATACTTAATATCTTTGATGACATCGTAGTGCTCAAGAATATCAGGTTCACATCCTTCAATATCAACTTTCAGAAAGTCAATCTTACCCAGGATCTTGCACTCCTTCATTACCTCATCAAACTTCCTAATCTTGACTGTAGTTAGATTACTCTTCCTGAATCGATGCTCCTGGATTGATTCACTATCATCATCGTATTGAACTTCTTCATTACGATTAGAGAGACCAAATGCAAAGGTCTTGATATTCTTCTTTCCTTTAACTTTTTCGTTCAATCTATTGATGAAGTATTCATTTGCATCAAACAGATATGCCTTTACTGCAGGTTTGATCTCAGAATACTCAAAGTTCTCTCTACATCCGATATCAACCAATACTTTGATATCATCTTTGAAATATTCAAATGCTTCCAGTTCAGAAGCAGTCATAGGGATTTGTAGATCTTGGGACATATTACCTCCGATGATAACGATTACTGTATTTCTTTCTCAAGATTGTGAGTCCATTGTTCCAAGGAAGTGTTGACCATTCCCAGAACTGTGGATTGAGTTCTGCTACAGCACGATAAGGACCGCCACCATCCCATTGTGGACCACCGTGAGAAAGATCACAGTGATAGAAAGGATCCGTGCCGCCATACATGAGATCATGCAAAAGAATTACACTGCTTGGTCCTACCAGACTATCAAGGAGTTCAAGTTGCTTTTTAACATGAGGATATGAATGCCAGTCATCCACATAAGCAACATCAATCTTCTTGTCCTTTGGCCACTCCTCTAGGAATTTGATGCTATCACTCTTACAAAAAGTATAGTGACCATTGTTTGGTTTGTACTCTGTAGGATCATTCAGATCTACAGACCACAAATGACCACCAGTCAACTTTGCTGCTTCATACAAAGGTTCACTTGTGTGACCTTCACGGACTCCAAGTTCCACAAAAGTTTTACCTCTTGATGCTAATGCAATCGAGAAGATAGTAATAATGTGTCTATCAGAATCAAGGTCACCATACAGTGCCTTGTCACGAAATTTTTCAAGCATATTGTTTCACAAAGTTGTCGTAAAAATATGGTAGGGACAGTTCGGTAAAGTCAAGTGTCTTTGCCCATTCATAAAGATGATTGTTCTGAATCAATAGTTCTTCAGTTACATCTTCATATCTGTCCACAAATAAAACTGGATAGTTCTTGTATAGTTCCTCTAGATATGGATGCTTTCGCATCACAGGAACTCTTCGTAAATATAAAACTTCCCAGTTACGATGACAGTCCAAGGCATTGCCGATCGGGCAAACCATGAACTTATGATCTCTGATGTGACTCAGGAATTCATCATAACCTACTCGCTCTTTATTTACAAGTGCCCAATCATTTCCTTCAAAGATTTCGTTAATTCCGAGTCTCTCTTTCGGGTTAGTGTATGTGCTATGGTTTATGTATAAAAGATTTGTAGGTTCAATATCTTCGTGACTCAGTATCTCTTCGATGATTTGTTTTCGATTGTCACCAGGATGCATTTGTCTCTGGAGACCATACGGTGCTGGATATACTTTGCCGCCATAAGAAACAGCATTGATTGCAGAAATAGCAAGAACATTTTTTGGTATTAAATCGTGGATTTTATCATCAATAGGAACATCTTCTAGGTTTGTAAAGATGATAAAATTCATATTTAGTTTACTACACAGATCCAATACAGTTCCTTGTTGCATTAGATGTTCAAATGTTTGCTTATCATCATCATTCAGATCATATAGTTCCCGTTTATACAATCTAATGTTATCAACAAAAAGAGTCATGTAGTCTCTTTGTTTTTTGACCTCTCTGCATTTATTCTGAAACTCATGATTTTGAAGTCCAATGAGTTTTGGTTTCATAAATGGAGAGAAGATATTACCCCACTGTGCAGACTCTTCAACAAAAGAATAATCACAAAGTCTGGACAGTGCTACACCTTCCAACAGATTCATCACTCTTTCCAATAATCGTAAATGTTTTTAGAAACTTCATAATCCCTCATCTTGACTTTACGATTCGGTTGCTTCATCGCCCAAACAAACATCGTTTCAATCAGTTCTTCGAGACGAGTATCATCCTTAAAGTCAAGCATAGTCTTTGCTTTAGTATGGTCACAGTATGCGTGCTTCACTTCATGACGACCTTCACCATGCTCAATGGGAACATCATATCCATACTTACGACCAACTCTCTGAACCGTCTCAGCAACTTCATTCAGACTGAAATACTTGTCGGCACCAATGTTAAAGATCTCACCGTCATAGTTATCAATTAACTTGTCAAATGGTTCCATGTAATACTTGATATCAGAAAAGGCACGAGTCTGCTCACCATCGCCATATACAAGGATAGGGATACCATTCAGAGTCTTTCTGATGAAGATACCAATCACATTTCTATACTTGTCCCAGATGTTTTGATAAACACCAAGAACATTGTGAGGACGGACAATATTATATCGAAGACCAAACTGCTTGCTTGCAAGTCGCAGATCAGTCTCTACTGCAAACTTTGCAATACCATATGGATCGATTGGTTGTGGTTTCTTATCCTCAGTAAATGGTGGTTCTTGTTCACCATACACTGCCATACTTGAGGTAAAGATCATCTTTGTATCTTGGTTGATACATTCATTGATCAAATTAGCAGAACAAATAAGGTTGTTTCGATAATTGAAATTACGAATAAAAGGAGACAAACCTTCAGCGGCATAGGCAGCGAAGTGAAAAAGTGCTTTTGGTTTGTGTTCTTCGAAGAGTTCTGCAAGTTTCTTTTGTCTCTCTAAGTTTAGTTTTACAAAAGTAAAGTTCTCCCCTTCAGGTATGAATGCCTTGTACCCTCCAGAGAGATTATCAATACCTACAACTTCATATCCATTTTGAAGCAGGTGTCTGCTGTAATTAGATCCTAGCAGGCCTGCACATCCAGTAACAAAAATTTTCATACAACCATCCAGTCTTTACAATACAAATCAGATGTGTCTTTGTCTGCATATGCAGGACCAAACCACATTTTAGGTGCAATCACTTTCTTATCTGGATTTGACTGCAACCATGCGCCCCACCAACTCATGGAACTATTTGCAATTATAGCATGAGAGCAAAGACTCATCAAGCACAGATCAGTGTAAGGTGTATACGAACCATCCCCATACTTTTCTTGTGGTTCAGAAATCATAAACCTATCATCTCCAAAAAATTCTTGCTCTTGTACCCACTCAGGAGAGTCTGAGAACACGATAACTGGTTGATCATCATCAAAGTAAGAAAGTGCCTCGTCATAGTATGCAAGGGGTTGCACAGGATGTTGATCACCACATTGCGTATAAGACCATTTGAATCCACGAGGATCAGTAAGACCAGCATCACCACGCCGAACATGGAGCATGAT